ATATTACGGCACTCACTTGGTGCAAGCCGTCGTTTGGTATTGGAAATTATTTCCGAGGATCAACGGAACATGTGCTTTTTGGTGTGCGGGGCAGCCTGCCGCTACGGCGGCACGATGTAGGCACGTGGTTCCAGGCCGAAAGGGGGCCAGATGGCCATTCCAGCAAACCCCAAGAGTTCTTTGATCTGGTGGAATCTTGTAGTCCTGGGCCGTACCTGGAAATGTTTTCACGTCGCAAACGACCAGGATGGACCACGTGGGGGGCACAGGATGGTAAGGGAATATAGCTTTCGTGAAAAACTATGGTGGAGCCAAGGAAGATCGACAGGGCAACATATCGCTGACATCTTGCTTCGCGCTATTCCCGGCGCATGGCGTGTGCGACGTGCAAGCGATCATGATGATCTGGCTGGAGTGGATTATTGGGTTGATCACGTGCGGGGCCGCCCGCTGGCTATTGATGTCAAGGTGCGCGACAGGGACTATAAGGCCATCCGCGGCGAAGACGACCTGGCCTTGGAAATCTGGTCTGTCGTAGAAGAAGGCATTGTCGGTTGGACGCGCAACCCCCAAAAGGCATGTGATTATATCTTGTGGTTTTGGTGCGATACATGTCGATGGTGTCTGGTGGCTTTTCCGCAGTTGTGTGCAGTTTTTCAGCGACATTGGCGCCAGTGGGCCACTCAATATCCGGTGTTTCGGCAACGCACCCCGGAAGGCAATTATCATAGCGAATGCGTGTTTGTGCCGCGACGTTTGGTCTGGCGTGCAATCTATGACATATTCGGTGGACATGGGGCATCTGATGGTTGAACACATCCGCTCAGGCATGACGGCCACTCAATGCCGTGTCATGTAGGTTGTAGCCGGTCTCCAGAGGCGGAGTCGGCGGCTCGTACCCGCCGACACGGGGTTCGACCCCCCGGACCGGCTCTGCCTGGACACTCAGAGCCAAGACCTGTACAATACCAGGACGGACTCCTCCATGGCGGGTGATTGGATTCCTATCTCGGTGGAGTTGCCGAACAAACCGGAAGTGGTCCGGCTGGCTATGGCGCTTAAATGTTCCACGGACGAGGTTGTCGGTCTGCTAGTCCGTTTCTGGAGCTGGGCCCAGGCCCACACAGCCGATGGATCGCTGCCGTATATGGATGCTGATACCCTGGCGGTGGCTACCCATATACGAAAGGCGTTTTTTGTCGAGCTGCAAAAGGTGGGCTGGCTCCTGGTTGCCGATTCGGGGGTGAGCATCCCGGCCTTCGATCGGTGGTTCACGGGAGCGGCCAAACGCCGGCTGCAAGAACGCTCCTGGAAACGGCAACTACGCCAAAACGGGACGCACAATCCCCCCAAAAGTACGTCCACTTCTTGTCCACAATTTGTCCACAATTTGTCCACAAATTGTCCACAAAATGTCCACTTAGAAAGTGGACAAAAAGTGGACCATAGAAGAGAAGAGAATATATATACGTCGTCGACGACGACGACGTATATAGGCGACTCTCCGGGGGAAACTCCGGAGACAACTCCGAAGGACCCGCCGGAACAAAGCGATGCGGGTCTGCGCTCGGACTACGAGCGTCTGGCAGCCTATTGGCCGCGGGGGTGGCCGAGCCAGGAGCGGGATCAGCTCCTGCTAGCACGGCTCCTTGCGGCCCAAACCATGGGAAAACCTTGGGCCAAAACCATCCTAGACTCCTTCCGGGAGGCTGTGCAGACCGGGCCTAGGCCCCGCAATCCCGGCGCCTACCTGCAGACGCTGGCCGTGCGGCTGATGCCATCGGATGAGTTGGTTTGGTTCCACGGCCTGGCCGTGCCGGATTGGGTGCACGAGCCGCCACGTCGGAAGACGGCCTCCGCATGCGCTAAGCCGCCACCGAATGGATCGCCGCCGCGCACTGCCGAAGAGATCGCCGCTACCAGGGCGATGCTCCAGGAGTGCCTGGCCGTCATCCAGGGCAGAGCCGTCGGTGTGCCAGATTCCAGGAGTCCCCCAGATGCTGCCGTACCGGAGTGAAATCGGCCTGACGTTCCGGGTTTCGGGTCTTCCGACTCCGAAAGGCAGCATGCGGGTCGTGCCGATACGGCGTGCGGACGGTTCGACCGCCATGCGGCTGGTGCAGGATCGGCGGATTTCCGACTGGGTGGCCACCGTGCGGACCATGGCCGCTCAGGTCTTTGGACCGGAGCCGCCTTGGACCGGGCCAGTGCGGATGGGCCTGGAGTTTTATTTTCCCAGACCCAAAAGCCATTACCGTGGCGGCAAACCAGGCCCTGGCCGACTCCGACACGACGCCCCCAAGTCGGTTACACGTCGGCCTGACCTGGACAAGCTGCTCCGGGCCGTGCTGGACGCCCTGACCGGCGTGGTCATCGCCGACGACGCCCAAGTGGCCGAAATTCGCACACTAAAAGAGTACGCCGACGAAGACGGAAGCCCAGGCGTACTGATTTCGATCTGGCGACGGCCTAAGTAGCCTTTACCACAGGCGGCGGTTTAGACCCCCCTTGTTTGGGGGCCATGGGGCGCATAAAATACCTTACAGGACGGCCACGTAACGGCCTATAAAAAAAGGGGGGGAAGCCGCTACAACCTTGGGCGTCGCTCGGCCCTTCCCCCAACCCCACCGATCCCAGGAAGCTGGACGGCACGGATGTCGAAGGCCAAACCGATCGATCTGGAGCAGGTCCGACGCATGGCCGCCTGCGGCTGTACGGACCGAGAGATCGCTTTTATCCTGGGTGTGTCGGAAGCCTTTTTGCGCCGCAAAGCTCGGCAGGCGCTGGATCAAGGCCGGGCGCAGTTGCAAAAAAGCCTACGCCGCAAGCAGTTGGAAATGGCCCGCCGCGGCTCGGTGCCCATGCTCATCTGGTTAGGCAAGCAGTACCTGGGCCAACGCGACCGCCAAGACGTCCTGCAGACCCAGCGGACGGTCGAAATCGTCGAACAGGTCGTCTGGCCCGCAGACCCGCAGGAAGCTCAGAACGATCCCAGGCAAGGATGCCAGGATGCCCAAGCCCACGTCGGCTAAAAGCCTGTCGATCATTCAGCTTACGCCCCAGCAACTGAAGTTTGTACAGGCCAAGACGCCGCTAGTAGGCTTTGTCGGCGGCCGTGGCAGCGGCAAGACCACGGCCGGCGCCTACCGCATCCTCCGCCGGGCCGAAGCAGGCCGAACCTATCTGGTCGTGGCTCCCACCTACACCATGCTGCGGGATTTTGCCTGGCCGACACTGCTGCGCTTAGGCCGATGGACCCACACGGTCCGCTCGATTCGGCCTAGCCGCATGGCCGTGGAACTCTACCATGGGGCCGAAGTGCTCTTCCGCTCTGCCGATCAGCCGGACCGGCTCCGGGGCCTTTCTGTAGCCGGCGCCTGGCTCGACGAAGCCAGCCTGATGGATCGGCAGGTCTATGATGTGGTGCTCTTTACCTTGCGGGAACAGCCCGGCGCGTGGCTAGCCGCCACCTTCACCCCGCAAGGCACCCGCCACTGGACCTACGAGCGATTCGCCCGGCCGACAGCGGATTGCACGCTCGTGCAAGCCCCGACCCGAAGCAACCCCTTCCTGCCAGCAGATTTTCTCCGCCTAGTCCAGCAGGAAGCTGCCGGACGGCTGGCCGCACAGGAGCTAGAAGGCCAGTTTGTCTCGATGGAAGGGGCCGAATGGCCTGCGGAGTTCTGGGGCGATTGGCTCTGGGTCCAGCCGCACCAGATGCCGCGGCTGGCCGACTACCAGGTGCGGGTCATCACGGTCGATCCGAGCCTGGGGAAAAAAGACAAACAAGGCGATTACTCGGCCATTGTGTTCCTGGGCCTGTGCCGGGGCCTGCTCTGGGTGGCCGCCGACTTGCAGCGCCGTCCGCCCTATCAGATCGTGCAAGATACGATCCGCTGGTGCGACCGCTGGCAGCCGCAGTTTGTCGGGATCGAAGCCAACCAGTTCCAGCAGTTGCTCGTGCACGAGTTTGAGCGGCAGACGGCTGGCCGATTTGGCCTTTCGTGGCCCACATTCCAGATCGACAACCGCGTGCCGAAGCTGGTGCGTATCCGACGCCTGGGTCAGTACATTACCCGCCGGGAGCTACGCATCCTGGACGATCCGGGCGGCCGGCTCCTGGCAGGCCAACTGCAGGATTTCCCCCACGGACAACATGACGACGGACCGGACGCCCTAGAAATGGCCGTCCGACTCATCCTGGAACTTGCCGGAGGTTCTTACCATGACGAACAACCTCAAGATATCCCCCCTGCCGGTCCATGACGACGGGCCGAACTCCAGGCCTAGCAGCCCGCCCCTGGACCCCCTGCTGGAATCCATCCAACTGCTTACCCGCTGGCTGGACCGGGAAGACGACCTGCCTACCTGGATTCCGCTGGGCCTGGCCATCGGCCAGGAAGGCAGTCTGCCCTACCGGACTGAAGCCGAACTGGCCTTGATCCGACAGGAATCCCGCTGGCTTGCCGCAAGCCACCCGTTTGCTCTTTCGGCCATGGAAAACCGCATTAGCTACGTGGTCGGAAGCGGCCACCAGTACAAGGTGCGGCCTAGGCCGGCTGCTCAAATCGACCAGACGACGATAGAGAAGATCGAAGCGGAACTCTTGGACTTCCAAGAGCGGCACGAGTGGGGCTTGCGCCAGCAGGAAATCCAGCGCCGCATGGATCGGGATGGCGAAGTCTTTTTGCGGCTATTCGACGCCGACGGCCGCCTGACGGTGCGGTTGATCGAGCCAGAACAGGTCCGGCAACCGCTTGGCCGACAGGAGGCACTATTCGGGATCGAGGTCGACCCGCTCGATGCGGAAACAGTGCGGGCCTACTGGGTGCAGGTTGATCCACGGCAGCTAGACAGCTTTCAGCGGATTCCGGCCGAGCAGGTCCAGCACCGCAAGGCGAACGTGGATCGCACCGCGCCGCGGGGCCTGCCGCTTCTGTGGTCGATGCGGCACAACCTGCGCCGGGCCTGGAAACTGCTGCGCAATATGAGCACGGTGGCCAGCATTCAGGCGGCCATCGCCATCGTGCGGCGGCATACCGGCGCAACGGCCGGCAGCATCCAGCAGTACGTTACCAGGTTGGCTACCCTCCAGCAGCCCGACTCTGCGACTGGCCAGACGAAGACCTACCAGCAGTTTCCGCCGGGGGCCATCGTGGATACGCCACCCGGCGTGGAGTACACCTTCCCGGCCAGCGGCATCGACGTGGCCAAATACGTCGAGGCCTTGCAGGCGGAGCTTCGCGCCATTGCGGCCCGGCTGGCCATGCCGGAATTCATGCTCTCGGCCGACGCCAGCAACGCCAACTACGCCTCGACCATGGTGGCCGAAGGGCCGGCCGTCAAGATGTTCGAGCGGCTCCAGGCCGAAATGATCTGGTACGACATCCAGATCATGCGTCGTGCTATAGAGGTCGCCGAACGGGCCGGCCGATTGCCCGACAGCGTAAGCCGCCTGGTGGAAATCGACGCCGAAGCCCCCATCGTCTTAAGCCGGGACCGGCTCAAAGAAGCCCAGGCCGATCAGATTCTCTTGGCCCTAGGCGT